CAGCAATGTTTAATTCATTTTGACGATCTTGACGCTCAGCGCCCGCCATTGTTCCATAACGTGTATAATCAATCGGAGCGAAGTTGCCAGCAGTAGTGCCGCCGGAGTATGGATCAATGAAGAAACTATCAATGTAAGCCTTTTGGCCGGGGCGTCTTGCGCCAAGCTCAGCCAATGACTGCTCGTACATCGGGGCGGAGGAATAACCTTGCACGCCGCCTGCGTATTGTGTTGCTGGACCCATTCCGCCCATAATGTCTTGCTGCGAAGATGGGGCTGCCATGCCGTAAGCGCCAGCCAAATCAGCCGTGTTTTGAAAGCCAGCCTGCTGCATGGGCGTGAACGCTGCAACGTCAGGGCCGTAATATGGCGTGTAGCCAATTTGCGAAATGCGCTCAGCTTTATTTAAATTACGCTGCGCCGCTGCTTCAATGTATTCTGGGATCGAAACTTCTGAAGTTGTTGACCCACCTTTGCCGCCTGACATTATGCAAACTCCTTGACGTACGAGACATGCTGATTGTGCCAGCCATGGCTCTCTAATGATTTTTTCCAACCGGGACGGCCAGACATTGACAAGGCATTGCAACCTTGCGCTTTAGCCCACTCTATTACATCTTCGTGCATATCCAAAATTTGGTCCAATTCACCGCCGCCTAGAAATACGTTTAAAATCTTCTTTCTTGGATATACCACGATTTCAGTAACAATACACCCCTTGGGCGTTGGCCACAACTGCATCGTGCCTTTGTATATTCCTTCAGCTACGTCAATGAAGTCGTGAGTGCCGCCGCTGTAGCTTAAAGCCGCCTCGATCCAAGACTTGCAGCGCTCTAGTTCCTTATCTATCACCAGCTGCCTCCGGTGATTGCTGCGCGCTTCCATATGTGTGAAGAGGCATCAAAGGTCGCCGTGCAAACATAAATATACGAAGCGTCCCAACTAATAAGCCCAGCTTTGTCACCAGCTACGCCAACGCTTGAAGCGGGGGCCGTGTTTTTTAATACAATTTCTTTAAACGCTCCTGACCTACTAACAGCCGGATACAGATTTTGCCTGTCCCACATGATCGTGCCGTCGTCAGCCGCGTTTTCGCTGCCAGTCTGTTGAACCAAAGCAGAGCGAGTTTGCGACAGGTACGACATCATGCGCCTGCCCCAAGTTTGCCAATCCTTATCCCTTGGCTCTGGCGGCCTATTCTGCTGGGTCATCTACGCCCACCGTCAACAACGTCAACGCGGTTTATACCAACGCGCCAGTCGGAAAACCGTTGACCCTCAATTCGCATGCGAACCTGACGCCCTGTAAACCTTACAGATGTCGGATTGCTCATGGAATACGGCCCGTATTCACGCTCAGTACCGTTGGGGTAAAAGCGCGTCTTAAAGACGGCGTTAACGTCACCTTGCGACTTTTCGTCAGGAATCATTTGCGTAACGCTCATTACCTTGTCGCCAGCGCCGATGCGGAACGGCCCAGTTTCGGCAAACGGCGTTAGAGTTCCGTAGTCAAAGCCAATCTCATGTTCGTAGATTTTGTAATCATCAGGATCAACCATCATAGGTTGCCGGAACGCTCCACGATCGAAACCAGTGGTTCTAGAAAGCTCACCAATATACCACGTATCTTCCGTGTAATTATATGTCACATATCGGTTATTTTCGGTTGAGGAGGAGCTAGGATAAAACCAAGTTACTTCACCAAACATTGAGTTTGGCATGGCAAAAGTTTTACTAATTTGGCCGCGATTAATGTCATTAAACACATAATCAGAAACTTCGCACGGCAACTCTTGAACTGCGCCGCCAGTGTACGCGTAAAACGAATTGACGCCCATCCAGAACGCGCCACGGTCAACCACGGCAACGGCTTGCTTTGCAGCCAATCCGCATGAAGTGCCGACGCGCTCAATGCCATAAACATAGGGTGGGCCAATGTAGTTTGCGGCGTGGGCGTCTCGTGATGTTAAAAGCAAAGTCTGGCCCGATACGCTCACGCCCTTCATCAATATGCCGGACGTGTTCAACTCAAGATCACCAGCTTCGTTTGTTGCTGCTGGCGTCCATAGATTATTGTTCTCTCGGTCTGACCACTGCACCTTTCGCGGATTGCCGCCAGCGCCAAGCGCAAACAAAAATCGCTCTTCAGTTACAATGCAGCCCGAATTGCTGGTTGGTGCGTTTGATAGCACGGCGGCCACAACGCCGGTGTTGAGCTGCCACTGGTAAATCTTGCCGTCGTCTTCGTTGCAAGCCAGCATATATTCGCCCCATGGCTCCAAATCCCAACTTGTAGCTGGCTGAATGCGAACCGTGTCTGGCCGAGCAACGCCGTAGGCATACGACCCGTAAGTCCCACCGCCAAAGCCTGTGAAAGATATAGCGTCCTGGCGGCCCGCTGTTAAGCCAGCCGGAGTAATGTCAAATCGACCGCCAGCCGCGTTGTAAATGTATAGTTTATTGTACGAACCTACACCAATCCAGCGGTCACTGCTGTTGTCGGTCCAAGTTAGCATGCCACGAAGGGCCGCCGCTGACGCCGTGTCTGACCTTGTACGCCATCCGCCGACTGGACGCATAACGCCGTCATGCCAGCGAATTAAGCTGGCATCGTGCCACCGGCCCATGCTTTGAAGGTCAGTTCCGTTGCGATAAACGCCAGCCGGAATGTTAAGATCAATCAGCGCCATTTAAGCCTCGCTCGTTTTATCGCGTTGCGCCAACATAACACATTAAATCAAATAAGCAAAAGGGCGGCGGTGGCCACCCTGATGCTGTTTTAAATTATGCAGCAATAAAGTTAGTAGCTGCTGTGATAGCCGCAGTGATAGGAGCCATGTCTTCGCCGCCCCAATCGTCCAAGGTTTTCATGTGAGTAATGTAGCCACTGCTACGACCAACACGTTCTTTCTTTTCGTCTGTAGTCATGTCGTTACAGAAATCATTGTCATCATCAATGACGTTAGTGATAACGCTTACGCTGCCCAGCATTGCTGAGTAGTCTTGTGCGATTTGTTCTGCGTCTCGTGCCATTCTCTTTATCCTTGTAGTTGTGCAATATTAACATTGCCTGAAATTGATATTCTTTCTCCGTCATTCTCATAGAACGGAAAGACCTGATGTAGCATCTGCGAGGGGAACATAACCATGTAACCCTCCGCTTCTTTCTCCATGTTATACGCAAAGGTAGATACCTTGCCTAACGTATTAGTGTAGCTGAATGCAAAGTTAGATATGTGGTTATCTGCATTTGACTCAGCACAGATAGGAAGTTTCTTTTGCTCTGCGTAGGACGTGGGTATCTGCATCCAGATTACAAAGCTAAAGACACCGCTATGATCGTGAGGTGGGTTGAACTCATGCTTCTTTTGGAAGTTAACCCAGAGGCTTTCAAGGTTAAACCCTTCGCCCTCTTTCATAACTGCCCTCCACGGTGCGCCATAGTTCTGTATGTGGCTGTCCATGAACGAAGGTATTACCTCACCGATAAACTTCTCAAGCAACGGGGAGCTAGAGTCTAGCCTGATGGATGAGCTTATGTTACCCGCAAGCTCACCCTTCATGTTATCAGGATTTTTACGTGCCTTCTTGATAACCTTCCATATATCTTTCGTCACGTCCTCTGGTAGCTGGGCTTCAACTACACCTACGTTGGGAAAGTGGCGTGGTATAAGTTCCATGCTTATCCTTCCAGTGTCGCTATACGAGCTTCAAGCTCTTGGATTGCTTTGACTAGCATTGGTATTAATGCCCCATCCGCTAATCTTTGCCTGCCGCCTGTTGAATTACCATTTTCGTCTAATTCCTGCTCTGACCACATATCAAAACCATCCTTAATTTCGGAGTGATTATCGATTGCGGCCTTAACCTCTTGAGCAATGAACCCGTGAACTATCTCCCCATTGCTAAACATAACTCTTGTGTCAGAACCTTCTACATAAGCCTGATGATCTGAGGGTACGTCTTTTTCTTTTTTCCACTTAAAAGTAACAGGGCGCAAATCTTTTATAAAAGATAAACCTGCTGTAGATGTGGTAATCTCTTCTTTGTATCTTTCATCAGAGGGAGCAGAGATACTTGTAGCACCAAACTGAATGTTACTGTCATTTGTAGCGTTACCAAAGGTAAAATTATAATTACCTACAGACGTTACAAAGTAGCCCATCACAGCTTGTCCCGCAGCGGCAGCGGCACTAACTTTAGAATAGTTACCCACTATTACATTTTGGCCACCTGTAGTTAGATCGGCTCCATCATAAGACCCTGCGGCCTGTCCAATTAGAACATTATTAGCCCCTGTGGTAACTGTTGAACCAGCGCTTCTACCCATCATGGTATTGCTGCTACCCGAAAAATTTGCGTTACCACCAGCACCAGAACCAACTATTGTATTTGTACCCCCTGTTGCAGCAAGTGCAGCACCTTCGCCAACGGCAACATTATTATTACCATGATTAGCACCTAATGCACCGAATCCCACTGCTACGTTGTTTGCTCCATCATCAGAGCCATCACCAGCTGCTGCACCAATATAGGTATTTCCTGTGCCAGTGCTGACTGTTAATCCTGCCTCATAACCAACTGCTGTGTTGTGACTGTTTACAACTGTAGAGCCAGCATAATTTTGGGCATTTAAAGCT